GAAAACCATTGGCTAAATGGAATGGATAGCTTTTCAACAATGAACTTCAGCACTTGGAATGCTTCAGTAAAGGCTTTGGTCAAAAAGCCCAATACATCAGCCAAAGCACCCATAGACCCCATCAATGCCTTACCTGCCGCACTGGCCTCTTGAATGGCTTGATAGAGATCGGTCCAAGATTTCAAGGAATCAGGGTTGATTCGGTTGAATGCACCTTGTTGCTGGCTACTGATAATTGAGGATTCCAGCTCAGACTTGCTCATTGTGCCAATTCGGCGGCGCTCATCTTCGCTGACCAATTTGTCGATGCCAAACGCTTGGGCATACTGCAAACTAGGATTTTCTTGATAGCGGCGTTGAATGGCTCTCAACACATCTGGAGCCAACTGATCCGCCGATCTATTCTGTACTTGCGCCCCAGTCAGCCCTGTCAGTGCTTGCAGTTGACCCCGTTGTGCAAGGTTCAACTGCATATTGGCAATGCCTTGCAGAGTGCCACTAGGATCGTTCAAGAACCGTTCAAATGATGGGCCAAATGACAAGAAGTTGCCAGCGGCCACACCAGCGCCACCAGACTGCTTTCTCAATGCAGCCAATGGTCCAGCAGACTCAAATCCAGCAATTGCCAGTGCTGCCGTACCCAGTGCAGCACCAACGGTACTCATCCCAACATCTTTGACTTTGGACGCAAAGTCATAAAAGCTAACCAAGTTGTCGCCCAAAACCTTCTTAAACAGGTCTTTCTTTTGACGGGCAATCTTTTCTTCTTCTGATTGCTCTTGGTTAATTCGCTTTTTGTTGGCGGCTTCTAAATTCTTCTTTGAAGTCTCTAGGCGCTTTTGCTCGGCTTTGACTTCAGCATCCTGCATCTTTTGCAGGGTACGCAACTGGCGCTGGAAATCCTTTTGCGCTTTTGCTTCATTGATCTTGTTGATCTTGTCTGCCGCACGTTGCTCGGCAGACACTTTGGCATTTGCAGACTTCTCAGCGGCTTTTTCTACGGCAGATGTGGCCGTATCAACAGCCTTTGCCGCAGCATCACCAACAGCCTTGAAGCTGCTGGAAAAGTTTTCAACGACCTTTTTAAACTTATCAAATGATGCTTGGAACGCCTTAAAGGCATCATCATTGACATCAATCGTGATAATGGGTGTGGTGTTTGCCATATCTTGATTTTAGGGGTCATCGCTGTTAAATGAAAGCCCTAGATTTCAATGCGCTGATAAGATGCCTTTGCCTAAATTCATGGACATCCATCCACTCACCACCGTTCTCCGACATAAAGTCTTTGAACCCCTCATCTGTTAAGTAACTGAGGGCACACGCGATGATGTTTTCATCACCGAAGTCTCTTCCTCGGTCAATGTCGGCAATCCATTTTTGAATTCCGTAAAATTGGACGAAGTAAGTTCCCAGCTCCTTAAAGCTGACGCCATGTCCAAGAAACCCTGCGCCATGTTTTTCGGAGAAACAAAAGTAATTGCCGTAAAAAAAATGAGAGCGGAAAGCACCTCGCTTTCTGCATCCTCATCCAAGATGCCACGCTTCACAGCAATATCCATCGGTAAGGATTCCCAACCTTTATCACCGATAAACACCACATTGCTTAAACGCACAATCTCATTAATTAGACCGCTTTTAACCGTGTCCCATGTACCCTTGGCTCTGGAAGACTTCTTTAAAGCAGCATAGGCCAATTGTGGAGCCGATAGCGCCATGTGGGCACTGCTGCTCTCGCCAAACGATTTTGTGAACACTTCGCCCAGTTCTTCATAGAATGTCTCAAAGACATCACGACTGACTGGAACCGAATGAATGCGAATTGGCCCAATAGATACTTCGGTAGACACTACCAAGTTCAGGCGCTTATTGATTAAAATCTTAGAAGTCATGCGACACCTCTGTTGTCAATTGATTAGAAACCCCAAAAAGCCTGACCGCTTTCTGGGGTTTCGCCATTATAGGCTTAAGAGTCTGCGAACAGATCGCTATTGATGTTGTAGACGCCACGCAGACGAACAATCAGGCCAGCCTGGTTGCCGTCAAAAGTGATTTCTTGCAAGCTCATCAAAATGCAGTTTTCAAGCTGAAAGTTATCCAGAGCAGTTGAGTCACCAATGATATTCACAGAACCCATTGTTGTATTAATTTCAATTTGGTTCTTGAACGCATTAGCCAAATCCTGAGTACGCAGCAAGTGAATGGTCACTGTGCCGTATGTATAAGGTTCGGGTGAGGTGACAGCGCCAGTCAAAGTGCCAATCAGCAAAGAAGTATCGCCATCAAAACTGATGGAAATGGCTTCTTTAGCCAAATAAGCAGATGTAACTTGCAAATCGGGGTAATCGGCAAATACCACCGATCCCCGCAGTCTATTAAGCGTACCTTGTACGACTTGTGGATTTGATGCCATTTTTTATTCTCCTTAAGCGGGGATGTTCGAGGCGGTGAGATAGATCGTAATCGACTGGAACCCACGCAATGGAACAAAAGTGCAAGACAAGCCGTTATAAGTACCAGTTGAGTAATCCCCTGGGTGCTGTTTAACGTATGTGCTAAATGGAATGGCATTGACCGCAGCAGGCGACAAAATCAAACCAAAACTAATACCATTGTTAACAGTAGCTTGGGCAACCTTCTGCAAAGTATTGATGCCAGCTTGGTTGTAGTACAAAGGATTGGTAAAACTGTTGGAGCCGTTGATTACCGCAGCAGCCAAAGACTCAGCCACATTGATGGCCGTCCAGTCCACAGAGTACCAATAGTTCCAAGGATTTAAATCCATTGTGGTTCCCCACACAATCAATTTATTGCTGATGCCACCTTGAGCGCCAGTGGTAACCCAGTTAACACCAGCAGCCTTTAGCGTTGTCTGCAAAGAATTAGTCAACACATAAGGCGTCACACCATACAGATAGCTAAATGCCAAAGGCGAAGCCAGATCAGATGCGCTGGGGTTATAAGCCAAAGTAACTTGGAATACCGCAGCAGCACTAAATTCAGTGCTTGGAGCCGAAGGGCTTTGCAGCATCGCAAATACAGACTTGATGCCAGTCCAATTCGCATAAGTCGAAGTGGTGGTGGTAACAAAGAAATATGTTTGAGCAGTGGTGCTTTGATACTGTTTAGCAAGAGTGGGCGCAGTCGGCTCTGTGTCCCAAGTAGAGGGCAACAAATAGCTGTAGAACTGAATGGTTGGGTTTTGTAAATAGCTGGTCAATGCAGTCACGCCAGCAGCAGTACTACCAGTACCCAACTCCAAAACATAAACACCATTGTTGCCACTTTGACCAAAATAAGTGGTCGCCATCGCATTCAACATAGCAACATCGGCCAAAATGAATGTGCCAAATGCTGTTTCAGTGCCAGGGTTGGAGGCCAACGGGTAAGTCAGCGTGTTAGTACCTGTAGCCGTGCAAGCAAATGTACCGTCATAACCGCTGGGAGATGCTCCAGCAATTGTTCCTTGCACTGTTTGAGAACTGGGAATATTGTGAGCGGCAGCAGTTTGCAAAGTCACAACACCAGCAGCCCAAGACAATGATGTAATGGTCAAAGGTGTACGCAAAATGCTGGTCAAATCACTGACTTGCGTCAGCAATTGTGTACCGCCATTTGCCAAGGTGGTTGCCCCTTGAGAGATCAACGCACCAGTTTGTTGGAGCATAGAGGGGGCTGACGCCACCTGCTGGCTCACCGATACGGTAACGATATTCGGCATGAAAGCCCCCTAGATAAGATTAAGAGTAAGAGACAACAGCGGTCATGCCAGTGCCAGGCACAAACACGATGCCAGTAGCGCAAGGCATATCAATATCATAAACGCCAACAGTGTTAGCAATCACTGCGATTTCATTGGCAGTAGCTGCACCGCCAGTGGTGGCAACGTCATTGATAGTGCCAGTGGTGCTACCAGCAACAATAACGCTGATACGAGCAACACGACCAGCGGAGGCTTTAACCACAGTGCTGGTGGTCAGATTCTTGGCGGTCTTCAGACCTTTACCAACAATCAGGTTGCCTGCCACATCAAGTTGTGCGGGTTTTTGAACAGATGCTGTGCCGTTGTTATAAACGGCTACTGTCGCTGCGAGTGGGCCAATGGACATGATAGAACTCCAGATAAAAGGTTGGGTATAGAGATTTTAGGGCTTATTACGCTTATGTCAAAGACTCAGGCGTCAAAGTAATTCCTGCTTGTTCAATTAATTGCCTAGCAATGTTTCTTGCCCGTGATTGGTAATAGTTCACCTGCAAGATCATTGTCTTTTTCTGAGCAATGATTTGGAACTCTGATTGAACTTTCTTGTCGTCAATCGGTACAGGCATATTCATCACGCCATACGCCGCATCTTCCGGCAAGGAGTTGTTTAACAACATGGTCTGGAAATCCAAAACCACATTGTTGTTCAAACCATATAAAGTGAATTTTATCTGCTCTGTCACCAATTGCGACTGGCTTGATGACGGTCCATACACAGGCGACTGTCCCATCGCCGTGGTTCCCGTAATGTCAGCCGTTATGTAAGGCGGGTAAATATTTAAACCCGACAAATAGCTCGGATAGATCGGCAAGCTGCTTGTACTCATCGCCAACCAGATCGGCAGACTATTGCTAACAATTTGGAGCTGCGTATTTAGCTGAGTTGCACTCTCTAGAACTTGCGTGGCTTCAGTACTGTACAGCGCTCTGCCGTTATAGTGCCATAGCCCCGCTTGGTCATAACGGCCAATTTGACCATTAAAAGCAATGCGAGTGCCGTTTGGCAATGTAGTGATATACAGTTCATCTGGAGCCAATCTAGCGAAATCATTAACTTCTTTCGTTGATGTGAAAAGCCCTAATTGGCGTGTATACGTTGTATCTTCTTCTTGATGAATTTCTTGGAAGTAGTGCAAACTACCCAGAATAGAAAAAGATTCAGACGCTAATTGTGCGCCAGACGTTGAGTTGAATGTACCTGTATCGTAAGGCGTGTAATCATACAAAGCAGGCGTTCTCTTTTGCAAAGAACTGGCTTTGACCCAAAACACAAACCCGTCTACCGGCAGCACCAGTCGCTTATACAAAACAAACGACAGCGTCTGATTTTGACTGAGCGTAGTCGTTCCGAGCTGTAAACCAGAAGCAAGCTCTTGTGGTGCGCCAATCGTTTCAGATACGGTTGCCATTATTGATAATCCACCTCAACAGCCACATTCTTGAACAGCGTCAAAGTATCCATAAACGATTCACGGCGAACACCAGTTTCCACAGAGAAAGGTTCACCATTCTGATATTGGGTATAAATACCCTTCAAAGCCGCTTTTGTCGGAACATCGCCCTTGGCATTGCCGCTAGTCTCGACTTTGCCTTCCATCAAATACGTCTGGAATTCGTCACTCAGCACCACATCAGCACCCAAAAAATCAGGGCGAGAATCAGAAAATAATGATTTGGCATAACTTTGGCTGACGCTTTCAGCGATCAAACCCATATTATCCAATGCGAATGCCGTAAAAAGAGCGTAATTGGACTCTAATTCTTCAGCAACATTTACCAACGACTTACCATCCGGATATACGGCATTTGATGCAACGCCAATATTTATCTTGGTCAAGTCAATCCCCACAAAGTGCCCAAAGACTGCATATACGCCAATGCTTGGCGTCCATACGGGTCTTTGACTCGCTGCAAGCTCAACAAATCCATGTTCGACAATCCCTTGCCGATTTGCATGGATTGGCTTGTGCCCGTGTCGCTGGCCTCAGAAATCACACCGGCCACAAAGTTATTGATGCCGTATGCCGTTCTGGCCTTGCTAAAGTAAGTCTGACCAGACTGGTCCTGCTGATATTGCAGGATTTGGCTACCGCCCCAGTTGTACACCGTGGCCGTATAAATAATGCCGCTGGTATCAATAGCCGCCATCTCTGTTGGAACCAACGCCATAGCAAATGCAAACGCATTCGCAAAGCCTGGATCGTTGTTTGGCATAGCCGCCGTAGGTATACCCATCACGGCATATACCCATGCTTCAAAGCCTGTAAGAGTTGGTGTTGAATCTGGCATATTGCTATTGTAGGCACAACTTAAAAAAAAGAAAGCCCCAACAAGTGGGGCTTAAAAAGGCAACTGCGAATCACCTTAAGGAATTGAGAACTTCATTATGACTTACGAGGGCGACCACGTCTAGCGGGTTCTGCACCACCGTCTTTCACAACCGTGATTGTTTCGTTGAACTTGTTTTCATTGGTATCAGTAATACCTTTGGACTCTTCAACAACTTCAACTTCCAACGCCGCTTTCTGACGCAGACCCAGCTCCTGCGCCCGATCAGCCATCATCTTATCAGTCACAACCGCCGTCACAGTACGGGCCTGCAACGCACGGTCAATCTGCTCTTGCTCACTTTGAGTAAACCCATTTTGAATGGCTTCAACACTGATCGGCTTATCCATACGATAAACCAAACCACCAAAACCTTTCTTAACTTTACCAACTTCCATCATTCCATACACAGCGTGTTGTTGGATGATTCGGTCAGTTTCATCTTGGTTATGGTTCAACTCAATTTGGCTACCTGCACGAATATGATGCGAAAACGGGCGAGCATTTTCGGGCAACATATAGGTGAAGTGGAACTCTTGCTTAGAGCAATTGGCAATATACAGTTTAGGCATGATTTTCCCCATTGGGTGAAGACCTCGGGTGATGCGCCAATCCTTTTGGGATTGGCCCGAGGTCTTCTTAAAAACGCACTCAGCATCACTTGAGCGGATATATTATGGCGTAAAAAAAGCCCACCGAAGTGGGCTTTTTCTATATTGATTAAAAAATCAATATGCAGCAGACAAAATGGTCAGTGCTTCAGGGCGGATACCCCAGCCAGAAGTCGAACGCATTGTGTACAGCGTAGTGATGCCGCCATCAGGGATGGGAGTAGGAATTTCGGTAGGAGCCGAAACGTCTGTCAACATCAAAGAAGTAGCAGTTTGGTTAGGCGTCAATTGAGCAAACACGTTGGTGTTGATCTTGTTGTTGGCCTTAGGAATCTTGAGTTCGGGAGCGATCAACAAGATAGCATCAGTACCACCAGCGCCTTGGCCGATCAGTGTGTCATCAGCAGCGAAGCTGATGTCATCACCACCCGCCCATTTAGCCACAGTTTCAACCAAACCAGCAGCGGTTTCAACACCAGCACCAATACGTTGGAACTGAGTCAAAGACACCACGCCAGAATAAGAAATTTGGCTAATGAAGCGTTGAGGAGCCAAGAACACCAAACGCAAAGGTTGGCCGATTTGCAGGGTACGAACCTTCAAAGCACCAATCAGGTTCAACAAGAACTGAGCCAGTTGGCCCGAATCCCATGTGCTGTAACCAGTGTTGCCGTTAGAGTCAGCACCCAGCGAAGCGGTTGTAGCGCCAGCAGTGTTGATCAAGCCTTCGCCGTTGGCAGGGTTAAAGCCGTACAACAAAGCATTACGCATTTGTTGAGCAATACCTTGACGAGCGGCCAGACGCATGGCTTCGGGCAAAGAGTAACCCCAGTGCGAGGTTGCAGCTTCATCGAAACCATCGTACTGAGCGCGAGTCTGCATACGGTAAGTAGCAGTGCTGATCATCGAAGGGATGACCGATGCGCTAGGCAGTTGGTTGACTTGCGATTGATTCGCTTGAACTTGAGTGGTCAGTTGAATCTTTTTCGCATAGACGTACAGATCGCTTTCGCCCAAACGAGGCATGGGGTTTTCACCAGCCAAGGTTGTGAAAGCGCCAGATGCCAAGCTGTACTGCATGATGAGTTCAGGCATCATGAAGTGGGGGTTGGCGGTAATGAATGACGGTGCAAATCCGGACATGATTGTGTTCCTTTCTTAGTTAATTAGATCAGGCACACAGCCACAGCTTCTGTGTAAATCCAGTTCACAGCACCAGTGCCACTGTTATAGCTAACAGTCTTATTGCCGGTAGTGCTGATGTTCAGGATACGCACAGGGAATGCGTTAGTACCATCATAGGTGGTAATCCATTGAGCGGTGTAGTCCCAAGACACTTGTTGTGTAATCAGACCGCCGTCCAAAGAAACCAATGCGGGGTTAATCCGCAGAGGAATACGAGCGCCAGAACCGAAACGGTAGTAGTTAATGCTAGCACCAGCAGCATACTGAGGAGCAGTGCTGGTAGGAGTTGTAACGCCGCCGTAGGCTTGGTTGAACACCGAAATACCTGTGGTGTTTGCCAAGCTGGTAGCCAACACAATGGTGGAACCCAAAGTGTTAGTGCCAGGCTGGGTAGCAGCCGCAGGAATGTCTTCCGAAATTGGCAGACCGCCCCACAAAGGAGTAGAAGCCGAGGAAGTAACAATACCACCAGCCAAGAAGAACTTGACTGCGGGATCGTCTTGAGCATCACCTTGGGTGAAGCCAGCCGAGTTGGTGTTGAACAGACCTTGTGCGTTGGTCGTCAACATCGGATTAAAAGCAATAGAACCTGCCATGATTTACCTCTTAGCGTTGATTGTTAGGAAGGTTAAAGGCAGTCACACGCATTGCGGGCAACTTGAAGTCATCCAGCCATGCAGAGATAGAACCTTTGAACTTGGTGATGGTACGACCAGCGCGATCACGCTCAGTCATCTCAATCAATTGACCATCGGCATAAGCGCCAGGTGCTTTGCTTGCAGCCAAGGCTTCAGCGTAGATTTGCTTTTCAGCAATAGCCAACATAGCGTTGTCTTTGATGGCTTTCAGATCGACATTCTTCCAGCTATCCGAATAGCCTTGAACACCGCGCAGCAGACGCTTGCGATAAGCCATCAGGTTTTCGCCCTTCAAAGGACGGCCAGCAGACTTGCCAAATGCGGCCATGACGCTGTCGCAATGAGCTTGAGCATCAGCCATAGCGGCTTCTTCTTCGTCAGCTTTCATTGCTTCTTCTTCGTCATCGTCCATCTTCATGTCTTCGTCATCATCAGGCTTCATCTCGCCAGCGGGACCATGCACAACAGGATTAGAACCTTCAGCGTCTTTACGCTTCTTTTTCTTCATCATGTCATCGTCTTTTTTCTTCATGTCGTCGTCACCTTTACGAGCAACATATTTATGCTCTTCGGCTTCTTCGTCATCATCATCCTTCATGGACTCATCGTTATCCATTTTGGATTCGTCATCGTCTTTACGCTTTTTATCAGCGGCAGACACCAGCGGGGGAGCTGGCATATTTTCCATAGCATCCATGCGAACTGAAAGTTTTTTCAATTCGGTCAGGATGGTGCTAAACGCATCGCCTGCGGCATCTGCCTTCGGCTCAAGTTTCTCTGTCATATCAGACACCTCAGGGTTGGTTAATAAAACTCCGGCTGGATCGCCACCTTTGTCCCACACTCCTTTTGATCCATGCGATTTAGTAACAATCGCAATATGGTCCAAAAGAAATGGAGTACCTTCTATAAGCAATGGCTCACCAGTCTCAGTGCGTAGTGTAGTATTTCCACTGAATTCGTCAAATACTACCGCAGGACTTGTTGAAATATCGCCTTCGCAAATTTCAGCCATCGCCTTGTCATCATAAATCTTCGCAATACCCCACACCTCATCACCCTTGATATAGGGCAACATGATGGAGCCAATTGCTCGATCCTTAAATTCTTTTGTATCCAAAACAGAACCGTCTGGGTGATCCATGATCACCATCAAACCATTACAGCGGTCAACAAATTCTTGATTCAAATACAAGCTGGCATCTCGCCAAACGTGTTCACCAATTTTGCTGCGATACGCCAAACCAGTACCCGTAATGCGAATATTCAGCAAGTGCATATTTGCATAGGGTTGTGGACTAGGAAGAATATCTTCCATCATCAACTGGGCAATATCTAATTCTGTTCCAGCTCCGGCCACTCGAAATGCAACTGCTTGGCCTGGGTGAAGGGGCGAGGGGGCGTTATCTGGATTGCACCAGTCGTATCCAGTTGACTCATAGTTGAGTCGCACGGGGAACTTCTCCACACCTCTTGCAAGAAACGTGACAAATTGCCCGTCATCATGCAATCGTTCCAGTGGGCCTTGGAAGTCGATGCCCGTTTCCTCTTTGCACTCGCGTCTTGCAGCTTGCTCATCGGATTCACCCTCACAGAGGTGGCCCCCAGGAACAGCCCAAGTGCCAGGATAATCTCCACCATTACCGCGCCGAATCAATAGGATTTCGCCGTCATTCGTGACAAACATAATCCCCGCTGCCCGTGTGAAAGAACCACCTTGGGGGTCTTTGGGTAACGTGTCAGCAGATTGGAATTGAGCCTCATCATTCAGCATGACTTCAGACTCCGAACCATCATCATTGCATTTCCATTTTCTAAGCGATTTATTAATCCTAGAATCTGGGTCGTGTTTGGTTTCTTCAGATGTGAGCTTTTCTTTCATGCCCTGCATCCGAGCGCAAAAAGATTCTTTTCTCGGACCGCCTTCGGGCTGGGGCGCTTTAAGATGAGCGCCATGCTCTTTGTTGTAAGACTCACGGCCTTTTTCATTCAAGCCGCCGTTTTTGTTCTTACCTTCTTTTTTCTGCCACGCTTCAGAATCATCTTCTGGCACACAATTAGGAACGGGCTTGCCGCCCTTTTCCTTCATGCCCACTTGTTTGTAGCCTTCCCAGCATGGATCGCCATCATCTGGGTGAACCAATGCGTGAATCGGATCGTCAGTAATTTCAGGCACTTCATCATCCTTGGGAGTGCTGTGCTTGATAAACTCTTTTGCAACAGTTTGTGGAATCCCAATGTTGCCGTGGCCGCTTGCTGCGGCATACATGGCTTTCATTTGCTGAGAAGATTGGAATGGCATATCTTATTGTATGACCTATTTTAGCTTTGCCGCAATAGCTGCACGACCTTTGGCCGTCAACATATCATCAGGCAAGTCAGATAATGAATAAATGTACTCATAAACGCATTTGCAATTCGGCTCCATGCCTGGGCGAATAATCGAATCCGTATACTTCCTGCCCGACAACTTCATCAGCCGACTCTTCAATGCCCAGTTGTCCCGAATCACAAACACCTCACCGCTCACATCAATGTGCTTGTGCTTTTCACGGTAGTTGTAGCCAGGAACTCGCCACTGTGAGTGCCACTTGGCCGCAATCGCCTGTCCATCTACGCTGAGTATTTCCTCAATCTCAGTCTGGAATTTGTGCATCTGATCTCGAACAATAAACTTGCCTTCTGCGTCCACGCTCGAGATAGCCTTTTGGATTTTGCGCTTTTCGACTTCCCTGTCGAGTTCTTTGATGCCGCCCGCAGGTACGCTGCTGGCCCATCCAATAAAACGCCTAACCACGGTGTCAATTGACTCTCTGTAATTTTTTTCAATTAAATCCGCTCCCAAAAACTTACGCAGCGCCAGTCGGTGCAGTATCTTGTCCTTGGCCCTGTCAAACGCCCCACGGTCCATATTGGGGTACTTCTTCAGCAGCTTCTTATCTGTCACCATGTCCTTATAAATGCCGTCTAGGCGCTTATAAAGCACCACGTTCATTTCCTTGGGCTGCATGAACGTAAAGAGCGCCGCCGCAATCAAAGCCTTTTCCCAGTCCTTCAATTGCTTACTCGACAGCAATCCATACAATGCAATGGCCCCCACTGCCAAGCCTAAAACTGTCGAAAATGACCGCTCTTTAGCCATTACGTCCCTCTGGATGGGGGCGGCAATTTAACATCAGGCATCGGAGCCACTGGCGGCTCATAATCCCTCAAATTATCAATATTCAACCGCAGCTCACTTGAGAAAATCTCAGGAATGTTGTTGATATTGTTCTCAGCCCATTCAATCAATTTAGAACGGTTCTCAGGATCAACCGCTGGCATCAATGTTCGCAATATCTCGGTAATGCCGTGCAGCTTGGCCTCTTCGCCCTTAATCACCTCACTGTGAGGCTCTTCCATCAATGAGGGCCATTTGGCCTCAAAAGCATCTTTGCTCTCAAAGAAAAACTTTTCATAAGTCGCATCCGAGTACAACTCAGGATACTCATTCTTCAACGCCTCAAAGAAGTTACGGTTCCAAGCCCTGTGCATCACAATGCGGTCAAAGAACTCAAATGCAGGGCGCATTTCATGTCTCAAACCATCAATGTATTGCACAATCTGCTTGGTGTCCTCAGTGCCCTCACCAAACCCTTTGGTGAACGCCTCATCCTTGATCAACATCGCTGGCACATCACTGGCCGCAGCAATGTTGGCAATGATGTTGTCCCGTGCCACCGTCATCGCCTTATCGGTATTATTGAGGTCAATGCTCTCAATATTCTCCTCAGGCTGAATGCTCAACACATTCCCAGTAGACGCCTCTTGCAGCAACTGACGCTTGTAACCAGCCGCTTTTTCCATCAGGTTATTGATGATGGAGCCAGGTTGCTGAATTTTCGCAACCAACAACCCAGCCTTTAACGACACCAAATCGTCCACCTGCATTGATTGCACAAACGACTTTAGTGGGTACAACGCCCTTAAGAAAATACTTCTGCCAGAAAAGCTCAGTGACGAACTTTGGAAATCCAAGTAAATGGGCGTTCCATGAAAAATCGTCACGCTTTTGCTGGGGTGATAAGGCTGACCCGCAGCCGTGATGTATTTCAACGGCTTTTGAAAATCCGGCGCATTGGGCGTCTGATTTGTCACCACAGAACCCGCCAGATTCAACG